TCGACCCCTCCGCCCTCTCCTTTAAGGTCCAGCTCCGTCGGGACGGGTTCGAGAGCGTCCGGAACGCAGACAACGCCGTCATCGACGGGATCCGCACCCAGAGCAGCATGCTGCACCAGGGGCGGTACTTCGTCCTGCGCTGCTGTACCCGCACGATCGAGGAGTACGGGGCGTATGTCTGGGATGCCAAGGCGCAGCAGCGGGGCGAAGACAAGCCCGTGAAGGAGAACGACCACAGCAAAGACGCGGAACGCTATTTCCTGCACACGGTCTTCGGCAGGGGGCCGGGGATCTCGTTCCTGAGGTGACACATGAAACTACTCGCAGAGAACATTGACGAGACGAATATCAATCAGACGATCGCCGATCTGATCGCGAAGCATGACCCATCTCTCATGCTCGTTGGGGTGGACTACTACAACAACGATACTCACATCAAGGACCGGCAGATCTGGTACTACGAGGACGGGCAGAAGAAGGTCGATACCGAGGCCACGAACCACAGGGTCTCGCACGACTGGCACAAACTCCTGGTCGATCAGAAAGTGGCCTACCTCCTCGGTCGCCCGCCGCTGATCAGCGCCGAGGATGAGCAGTTCGCCAAACACCTGAACGCCCTCCTCGACGAGACCTGGGACGACCGGCTGCAGGAGCTCGCGAAGAACGCCAGCAACAAGGGCGTCGAATGGCTCATGCCGTTCGTCGACGGGGTAGGCAATTTCCGATACATCATCGTCCCTGCGGAACAGTGCATCCCGATCTACGAGACGGACTACGAGGAAGAACTCGTCGCCATGCTCCGGTACTACCCGGCTGTGGTCGGCGGGGAGACGAAGACCCGGGCGGAGTGGTGGACCGCCGAGGGCGTCTCGACCTACATCGAGACGGAGGCCGGGGTTTATAAGCTCGAGTCCGAGGACGGTCATTTTCTCATGAACGGGACCCCGATGGGGTGGGGCAGGGTCCCATTCGTCGAGTTTCCAAATAACGTAGACCGGTTCGCCGACCTGAAGTATTACAAAGAACAGATCGACGTCTATGACATCATCGTCAGCGATCTCGCCAATGACCTGACAGACGTCCAGAAATTGTTATTCGTGCTCAAGGGGTATGGGGGGCAGAGTCTCGCCGAGTTCCTGCAGAACCTCCGGTACTACCGGGCGATCCAGGTGGACCCCGAGGCGGGCGCCGGCGTCGAGACGCTCAGCGCAGACCCCCCGATCACCGCGATCGACTCCTCCCTGGACCGCCTGGAGGAGAACATCTTCCTCTTCGGGCAGGGGGTCAATGTCAAGACCGACAAGTTCGGGTCGGCGCCGAGCGGGATCGCGCTCAAGTTCCTCTATTCCCTCCTGGACCTGAAGAGTAACATCATGGCGCGCCGGTTCTCTGTCGCCATCAAGAAGTTCTGCTGGTTCGCCGCCAGGTATCTGGAGATTAAGGGCGTCGGCACCTTCGACCCGCTCGGTGTGAAGATCACGTACAACAAGTCGCTCTTGATAAACGATCTCGAGACCACGCAGATCGCCACCTCGAGCATGGGGGTCATCTCGCAGGAGACCATTGTCGCCCATCATCCGTGGGTAGAGGACGCACAGGTGGAGATGGAACGCATCGCCGAGGAGCAGCAGGCCCGGGTGGACCTCTCAGGATTCGTCGAGGACATCGAGGAGGACCCCGCTTCTCCGCCCCCCGCCGCGGGGGAGTGAGACCATGCCCCGCTTCACCCTCTTCTTCAAGACCGAGGCGCTCCGGGACCGGCTCCTGCCAGTCATCCTGCTCCGGATCCCTCTCTGGTTCAAGTTCTCAGCCCGCATCGGGACGCCGGACGTCACAATCGGCACCGGAGAGGTCGACCAGGGCTTCCTGTTCCCGGTCCTACCGGGCACCGTCTACATCTTCGACGACGAGATCCCGGCACGGGCGGTCGGCCTCGCGGCCCCGATGCGGGCAAGTGTCCGGGTCAGACCGATCGACTCCGACAACGTCCTGGTGATGCGCATCTGGCACGAGCTCCTGCACGCAGTCGGGCAGCCAGCCGACGACATGATCCCGCTCGCGCCGGAGTGGCAGACGTCGTGGGAGCGGCTACTCTGGATAGTGTGGCGCTGGTTCGGCGACCCGGTCGACGTTCCCTTCTGGCATGAGCGGTTCTATGCCTGGCTGACCCGGCGGGCGATGGAGGCGGAGGACCATGGAAAAGGCGTTTCTTAGGCTCGATAAGCAGATGGTCAGACTAACCCGGGTTGCCGAGCAGGGTGTCGGCCGGCAGTACGGGCAGATGCTCCGAGAGATCCGGGCGGTCCTCCAGAAGACCTATGACCGATACTCCCTCGCCGACGGGACCCTGACATACTCGCAGATGGTGCGGTATGGGCGCATCGACAAGCTCAACGCGGAGATCGAGGAGATCACCCGGAAGTACTCCGGGCTCGTCGCGGGCGAGATCAGGACCGGGCTCCGGAAGACCGTCGTTAACTCCTTCGGGGGCACCCGGGGGGCGCTGGAGGAGGCTGCCGGCCGCACGATCCGGGGGGTCCTCAAGCCCGAGGTTGTCACCGCGATCCTGCAGGACCCGATCTCCGGGCTCACCCTGAACGACCGGCTCGCCGTCCGACGACAGGATACCGTCGTCACGATCCGACAGGAGTTGACCCGGGGGCTCGTCCGGGGCGACCGCTACAAGGACATCGCTGGCCGGCTTCAGGACTCGCTGGAGATCGATGCCGGCAAGGCGACCCGCATCGTCCGGACCGAGGGGCACCGGTGCATGGAGGCGGGAAAAAAGGCGTCGCTCGACCACGCTGCCCGGCAGGGCGTCGAACTCCGGAAATGGTGGAAGGACAGCGACGACGAGCGGGTGCGCTCCGGGCACCGCCATATGGGCCGAAAGTACGGCAAGGAGAATGCCATTCCCTACGATGAGGATTTCGTGAACGACCTCACCGGAGGGGTCGGCCCGCACCCCGGGGCTCTGGGAACGGCCGAAGACGACATCAACTGCCGGTGCGTGATGGTCATTGAGGTTGGGCCATGAAGAAGGCCACATTAATCATGTTGCCTGATAGCGCGCAAGTAGTCTAAACTGTCAATACTGTCAAAACCGTCATTTTCCCGCCTATTTTTAAATTTAGATTCCTATACCACTGTATCGCCACGCCCGGGGCGCGATCGGGCCTGTTTTCGTGGTCGCGACCACGATAAAAAGCGAAACAGTGATAGGAGCAACAAGAATGCCAAAGACAGAACCCAAGACTCTTGAAGAGTTGCTCGGACCTGAACTCTACAGCCAGGTTAAAGAGAGACTCGGAGAGACCGAGATCGTCGTTGCCGACCCCGACAACCCGCAGATCCCGAAACACCGACTCGACGAGGTGATCGCCGAGCGGAACCGGTATAAAGACCTCGCGGCCGAGCACGAGAAGAAGATCAGCGACCTCAAAGCGGAACACGAGAGGCATCTGAATGACCTGAAGGCGGGTCTAAAGGACAATGACACGTTCAAGGCGCAGATCGCCGAACTCCAGGCTAAATACAAAGAGGCTTCCGAGGAGTATACAAGGCACCTCCGGGATCAGCAATTCAGTTTCGCGATTGAGCGAGCCGTCGCGGCCGCCGATGCTCGGAACGTCAGGGCTGTCATTGCGCTACTCGACAAATCAAAGATCTCACTCGACGGGGACAACCTGCTAGGGTTTGATGCTCAGATCACGGCGCTTAAGGAAAGCGACCCGTACCTCTTCGGCGTCGAACTGAAGGGCCGGGTGCCAGAAGGCACTGGGAAGCCCGCGAAGGAGGTCCCGAACCCTTGGAAAAAGGAGAGTTTCAACCTCACCAAGCAGGGACACATTCTTAAAACCGACCCCGAACTCGCGGCAAAACTCAGGGCCGAGGCAGGGGTGAAATAAGGAGTTTCTAACACATGCCGAAAACCACAGTAGCGGACGTCATTGTCCCGGAAGTCTTCAACCCGTATGTGGTCGAGAAGACGACTGAACTTTCCGCGCTCTACCAGAGCGGGATTGTCGCATCGAGCGACGAACTGGACAGCCTTGCCCTTTCTGGCGGTCGGCTCATCAACATGCCGTACTGGAACGACCTTGACGGCGAGGACGAGGTCCTCTCGGACATCAATGCGCTCGACGTCGAGCGGATCACCTCCGGCCAGGACATCGCCGTGCTCCTCATGCGTGGAAAGGCATGGAGCGTGAACGACCTCGCCAAGGCCCTCAGCGGCGACGACCCGATGCAGGTTATCGGGCAGCTGGTCGCAGGGTACTGGGCTCGCCGGATGCAGGCCGCGATCCTCAGCATACTCGAGGGAGTGTTCGCGGCTCCGAGCATGGCTCCGAACGTCTACGACACGGACGTCCGGATCGACTCAGACAACATGATCCTCGCGAGCCAGTGTCTCGGTGACGCGAAGAGCAAACTGACCGGGTACCTGATGCACTCGGCCGTGGAGGCCGACCTCGCCCGGCAGGACCTGATCGATTTCACCAAGGACAGCACCGGGAGTATCGAGATCCCGACCTACTTCGGAAAGCCGGTCATCGTCGACGACGGGTGCCCGGTCGCGAACGGGGTCTATACGACCTACATCTTCGGCCAGGGCGCGATCGGCTACGGCGAAGGTGCTGCCCCGGTCCCGACCGAGACCACGCGTGACGCCCTCTCCGGCGACGACATCCTCATC